ATCTGACTGAAACGACAAGGGGGCCAGTAGCCCCCAAACCGCATCTTCATCATCATCAACTAGCCGAACATCCAGCTCACCGATGAAGGCAGCCATTAGACGCGTGCTTGCGCGTAAGCTGCTTCAGCCTTAGTCACCACATCAACCAAGTCTGCAATGATTGCAGGTGCTACTGCTTGCAGGATTTTAATCTCTGCGATAGCTGTCTGCACTGAAGCAGGTAAGAACGGAATCACAGCTGCGATATTTTCCAGTTCCACGGCAATGTTGTTAATTGAAGTCATGTTTGTCTGTAACGATGCTGCTGTAATCATAGTAAAGCCCTTTATAGTGGTTGGTTCAGGTGAAATTTTTGCTACTGTTGCTGCTACTGCTTGCACTCCACGCCCAGCGATATCGGCACTTGTGTCCCGAATTGCAAGGCTTGCACTACTGCTTTCGGGTCGACTTCCATCGTTGGAAAGCAGCTTTGTGGCGGCTCTAGGTATAACCCCAAGCCCGCCCCTAACAAGATTAGTAAGAACATTAAAGCCTCCCCCGACTGTCTTGAGCGTGGATAGCCCCCATGCCCCCAAGCGCGACACTAATGGCTGTGGTGAAGGCACTGATGTCGATGTCGGGATAATAGTGCTTTGCGATGATGGATGCAAGCCAGAAACTTGCCCCAATGGGATAGGCTGTGACCTTTGCTGCAGTTCCCATGGCTTATCCAATTCTTGTAGGTTGAGTGGGTTGAGGGAGTTTATAATAGTTATAAGAAGTTGTGCGTACTTTGGGTCTGTTGCATACCCCGCCGCCGCGGCACGCTTTGCAAACTCAATTGGGTCAGTTGTTTCCAGAGCATGTTTATAGCGCGGATTGGTGTGAAAGAACTTAGCATGGTCAAGCATACACTCGCCCCAGTTAGCATACTTGCGCCACTTCGCCATGACTGTTACATCCTTGCCACTCAGGTGCTCTTTTGTTGGCAATACCAGCGTTTCCCCGTGCCAAGATGCATCTGCCTTGACACCAAACAGATTAAATCCTTTGGTTGCCAGTACAGAGCTACCCCAAGCTGACTCCAGCGCACCTTGTGCCAGCGTAAACGCATGAGGTATCCCAGACAATTTCTCACACTCAAGCGCGGCAGGGGTTAGCTGGGTTAGGAAGTCGACCTTAGTCATGAGGAACTCCCCAACCCAAGCATGGTATCTGCTGCCATTTCACAACCTTTCTAAGTGTATACTGTAAAAACTACTGAGAATCCTTCATCAAGCGTTCCCCGAGCTTGTCGAACTTCATACCCAGCTTGTCCAGCCCGTCTACAATTGAGTTCTCAAGTTTATCAAACTTTGCATCCAACTCAGAACGAATGTAGTGGTGCTTAGCTATTTCCAATCGCAACTCTTCCAATCTAGCTGCATCTTCATCATGCTTGGAGAATAATAACTTTATCTGCTCTTCTTGCTTTTCGTCCTTCTGTCGAAGTAAAAAGCCTATAAACGTAAATACAGCCCCTACAATAAAAAGTGCAATCTCAGTTATTGGTAATTCTGTTTGCATGTCCTACTTGCCTTTTGTTTTAAGTTGCTGCAGTTTGTGCCGTTAGGATTCCGTTAGTAAAGGTCATTGAACCATTTACCCCACCAGTTGTCAGCTTAGCCGTTGTGATTGTCACCGTCAATCCCGCAGCAATTTCCGCTTTGATAGTTGCAATATCTGAAGTGTTAGTTGCAATAGCAGTCACTTGCGCAGTTGTCAAATGCTGCCTGTCAGTTGCGCTTCCACCTTGAATTGTCTGCAAATCATTGTGATTCCTTGCAGGGATTTCCGTCAGGTTTCCCCCAGTGAAATTCAAATCGGTAAAGCTAATAGTCCCTATATTCGCTGCCAGCAACCTAGCGTATACCAGCTGAAACCATCTGTGAAGTTCAGCTGGGAGTTCCTGAGGTGGCGGAGGTAATTGGTACTGAGGAGTGGCCATAGTGCTTTCTCGTGTGGGTTACAATTTTGTAATACGCCCTAATTACTTAGAAACTTCCAAGTGCAGTTCTCTCGCATTAAGCGGTGCATTATCTGTATGCCTCAGCTGATACGCCCTTCTCCGAGTAGCACCTTGCCGTACTGCCCTGCTCCTCACCTTTGACATGTCCACAGGTAAGTAAGTACCCCAAGTGTTATAATCATCCTCAGAAAATCTAATATATAAAGTAGATGCAACTTTATCCCCTATAAACTCTGCCGCAGCAATCCTCACATAGTCCGAGTTTTCACCTTCCACTTGCGCAGTCACAAGATTAACGTCAATTGGAAGCCCATCATCAGTGTATACATTCCATAAAGGCTGATATACCTTCCCATTACTTGGGTGTTGCAGCAAATCAATATCAGCATCACCATCAAGGTAATGTACAGGTGCAAAGACGCCCTGTGTGTAATCACCTGGGATTAGTTGTGTAGCCGCTGGGCTGACACTGGAAGTCCACACCCCCCACTGCTTCTGATTAAAATCCATTGCAAGGGTGATTCCTAAATCAGGCAGCGTCAACAAGTACAACTCATGACCCTGCACCTTCATATTCATTGCACTGCACCCGACAAGGGTACTCAGCATCAATACTTTATCCAAATACACATCAGACAATAATTCATACTGCGCACCCTTTAGTGCATACACTCCCCTGCCTTTTGTAACTGTTTTCCCTACAAAGAGCAGCAACCCACCGATTCGACATATACTCCCAGCATTCACACACCCCACAGCCATGTACGCGCTTTGCACTGGGCCGAGTGGTGAGCCTGGGGGAGGGTTTCCTGCATCATAGTAGAAGGAAGTAAATTTATCAGCAAATCCTATAACGTAGTTCAGCTGCTTTGCAACTGCTATCGGCTCTCCCAGGTCAGCATTCAGCACCAAGTAGTTAAGTGCATCCCAATTCCTAGGGTCACTCAAGTTTGAACCTGTGATTTTCCCGTCAGTTGTCATTACATAGTAGGTACTGTCAAGGAATACCATTCCTGGAAGCATTGCCGTAGGGACGTTGTTTACAGTCACCGTAGCAGTAGCACCAGTAATTCCGCCAAGTGGGAATGTAGCTATCGGGGGAACGAGATAATTATCCCCCACAGCTGTAATTGTGATTGCAGTAACTATCCCACCTGAAATCACATAAGTCCCAGCTGCACCTGACCCTGTGTCACCAGAGGCTGCTGTTATTGTCAGCGCGTAAGTCCCGTCTGTCCCACCTGTGCCTGGCTGCAACACCGTAGCACCTGCAACACCACGAGGGACTTTCACCAAGTTTACACCAACACTCAGCCCAGGAATTGGCAGCGTTGCCGCTGACGTAGAAGTTGCAGGCACAGCAGGTTGCGCCGCCACAACAACACTCGAATACTGCATTGTCCAGATATTTGCAGCATCCTTGAAAGCCAATATCCCATTTGTGTCAACTTCTGTGAAATCGTAAGGACCGACGCCACTTGGAATCGCCGCAACCAGTAGGCCAGTTGTTAAAGAGTATATGCTATTGCTGATGACCACCAGCGTTCCAAGTGGTGCAAAGTTAAACATCCCTTGACCAACCCCAACTGGCAATTGCGCCACAGTCGCAAGACCTGGCCGTTTCTGCCCACCCAGGACGTTAGTGGCCTTGGAATCTTTAGCTAAAGTCCCATCTCTTGTGGTGATGGTGAGGGCGGTCAAAGGGATTTTCATTACGCTACCTGCCTCAGAATGTGATTGCTGTTATGTCTGCAATCGTAGTTGCTGCGCGTATTGCGGCCTTCTGCGTTTGCTTATGCACAAACAAAGCGTTGACGGTAGCCACACCAGTCGCAAATAGACCTTGCAGCTGTAACAGTGTCATCGGAACTGGCTGATTGTTTACATCATACCAAGCGAAGTCAGCTGGTACTGTACCACCTATTGCAACGATAGCTTGCAAGCCTGTAATCGCACGGTTCATCAAGTCCTGACTATCTCTGTCCGCTTGAAATGTCGTGTTCATGTACGTGACTGGCTGCTGCATAGCAGCGTTGTAGGCTTTATCCATTAGTGCCAGTTGTATTTGCTGGGTGGTTTCCACAGTCTCAACAGCCGCTGCAGGGAAAATAAACTGTGCCCCATCCCAGAGCATTCCGACAGTCGGCATTGGATTCATGTCTGTTATATCAACAACTTCAAAGGCATCATCAGCCCATTCTGGGAGTTCTGCCTGTGTGAATTGCCAATGAAATCTACTATTAGCTATCTGCGCGTAGATACGCCCATATTGTGCTTGCATTTTATATCACCACTCTACAGTTAAGTATCCAGACGCACCAGAGCCAGTACCAGCCCCAGCCCCAGCACCACCAGCACCAATAGTTACAGTTATTGACTGTCCTGGACTTACATAAACAGCTTTCTTTGTAACCATATACCCACTTCCACCACCCCCGCCCCCGCCGTTGGTAGCATCGGAAACACCTCCCCCACCACCACCAGTGTTGGCCTGGGCAGAGGCACCAGATTGACCTCCAAGGCCGCCCGCCCCCCCAGTGCCGTTCTGCGCTACAGCTCCTCCACCTACACCGCCTGCCCCGCCTGATGTTGCAGTACCACCAGCACCACCTAAAACAGAAACAGAAGCGCCAAAACTTGTAGTCCCTCCAGTGGCACCAACTACTGCATATAGCCCACCCCCACCACCACCGCCAATTGCAGTTACCCAAACGGATGACACCCCCTCAGGTACTATAAAAGTTCCATTTGCAGTATAAATGATTGCACCGTGAACTATATTATTCATAGCCCCAAGCAACTGCCTATCAACCCCAACCCCAGGTATCCCAAACATGATTAGTAATCCCCTGCGTCTGGTGTTGACACCGCATGACCTGCAGCAACCGCCGTTCCTATTGCGTACAGGATTTTATGGCCAGGTTTCATTACCACGTTCAACGCTGCATCAATAGCTGTAGAAGCCGCAGTTTGCGAAAGCGTATTCGCAGGAACTGTAACCTCAGCTATCAATACGTTGTTTGCTGGTGTAGTATTAACAGAACCATTATTAAGCCAGAACCGCATCACTGTTGCCACGTTTGTGCCAAGGTGTTGTATGTGCAATCTGTTCACACGAGAGCCGTTAGCACCAGCAGTGAATAATGTGCCTACTGTTCCAGTACCGTCTAACGCCGCATTAGCAGCCGTGATTACGGATTGGTTCCAGCTAGTTGCTGGTGCGATTGGTGAAATTGGTGAAGTATTTGCAGCCATGATTATGTATCCTTAGAAAGTTGGAAAGAATTGCGCTTGTAGCAAGTTTGGTGGAACTACTGGGGCTGGTATAGCCGATATCTTTGCAGTAACCAGAGCTGTAGTCGCAATTAATGTGCTGTTATCCCCCGTAGCAGGTGTTGGTGCTGTCGGCGTACCTGTAAATGCGGGTGAAGCAAGCGGAGCTGCCGCATTCGCCGTAGTTGTTGCCGACGCAATCGCTGTGTTAATATCATTAAATCCAGCTGCAACAACCCGCAACTCCACCTTATCCCCTGCGTTCCATGCCAGTGCCGTTGTATTGTCATACCCACGGACTACCGTAAGGGTGTCTGCCGACCTTGCAGTGACCTTTATAATCTCTGCATTACCAGAGTTATTGGCCAGTGTGCAGTAAAAGTAATCCCCACCCGCAAGAACTGGGAACAATCCGCCTGCCCCAGACTGCACTGATAGTGATGTTGCGGAACTGTTAATCCCTGTTGCCAGTGTAGTAGTGGCGTTATTCGTGAACTTCATTCCCATACGTTACCCCTTAACCGATTGTGATAGTCCAAGTGATTGTAAGCACGTCAGTAGATGCTTTATTAACCACTGAAAACACAACGCGTGACAACATCACACCAGCGGTTGCTGCATTGAAAATCCCCGCTTCAGTCAATGAACCTGTGGCTACACCAGCACCGAAAGTTGTACTCACTGTCGCCACATTAGCTGACACACTCGCTGTGGTAAAAGCCTGTCTGGCAACCTGAGTCTGCAAAGCTGTATCACCAGTTGTTGGTAATGTCGCGCCAGTCCCAAGTGCCATTTGGGTAAAAGGCTGCGTCAAAGAACCAATAACCCCACCCGCCAAGTAATTCTTCCCTACTTGAACTATCAGGTTATCCAGCTCCCTGCTGTCCTTCACCATGCCATCCGCAGTTGTCAGTACAATACTGAGCTTACCTGCAACTTCTACCATATCCTGCATCATAGCAAATCCTTCTAAGTGTTAGCTGTAGCAAATAGTTTATCCTAATGCTAATGTGTTTAATGTGCTACCGTTCAGACTAGTCGAGGTGGTAAAGGTAAGGCTGACAGTTTCCGATGCAGCGGCACTGTCAGCAAAGCTTCCCAGAGCACCCTGATACACAGACTCGGACACTACTAGCTGTTCTTCGTTCACCGTAGTATAACTGGTAGAGTTCATTACACTACTGTTCAGTGCACTTCCGTTAAGACCATCAGGGCTGACAGTGTTAAAACCAATAATCCGTGACAGGTTGAACGAAAGCTCTTCGGTGATGTCAGCCTCGTCAGCAAAGCTCCTGTCGTACTCAATTGGTACGAACTGGTCATCCGTAGGTGGCCTCGTCCAAGGTACTGTCAGGTTCTCCCGCACACCACGCACAAAGTCCTGTGGATTCCGAACTTCCCTGTGGGAACTACAAACATAATGCCCATCCCAGGTCTTCACTCCATCCTTGGACTTCCGCTTCGCCCCACACAACTCGCAGATGAAGTTCCATTGACCTGATGCCCAGTAATTGTTGGAAGCCATAGTTAGTTTCTCGCGCGGGTTACAGTGTTGTAATACGCCCTAGTTATTTGAGCCGTTTTGAGCGATTTAATTACGCCCCCCAATGCTAACCTATACCCATGCAATTTTAACGCAACACGCGCACACATGAGGCTAACCAATGGCATAAAACCGCCCACAAAACACCCGTTTACCATTCCCAGCTTTCCGCATACCCAAGTGCCTGTAACTCTGGCAGCTGTGCCTCCAGCCGCTTGCCAATATCATTGCGATAGATTGGGCTGTTAGGGATAACGAGTTCCTTCACGCGTTTGTAAGCACCATCAATAGCGCCTTGTACTGTCCCTGCCACCCCACTCACCGTCAGGAGATAGTTCCCAGCAGACACCAGCATAGGCTTGCCATTGATAATCCCACCCTTGACTTCACTCGGATGGATGTAGTAGCGGTTGCTGTCAGTGATTCCAAAGATAGGATACCCGCTGACTTCCTCCCGCGTCAACTTACCATACGGGAAGTCAGGTATCGCAACCACAACCCCAACTGCGATGCCCTTCCTGGGCTCGAAGCTGCAAGCCCCTCCGCGCACTGCTTCCAGCATCCACCCAGCGACATCCTCATGCAGGACTTGCTGAATCTGGAACAATGGCCAGCCTGGGCGTGTTGTGAATTCCAGTGGCCAGGGCTTGCCGGCCTTATCAATGATAACTGCAACGTCGATGTAGCCTGTGTAGCCGCTTCGGATGAGAGCTGCTTCAAGTGGCAGGAGCATTTCCCGCGCTAAGAGCGACTCCTCCGCGCTGCAATACTTCATCGCCGTGCCCATTTCCCCAGTGTTTACCCCGATTTCCCCTGGCATCAGCTTCTTGAACTCGAAGTTCTCAAGGAAATGCGGCAGGAAGCCGTCCCGCCCGACCCATCCACCCACTGCCATCTCAATGCCTGGGGTGAATTTCTGGAACAGGAAAGGGACTTTCTTCTTCATCGTGCGCTTCCAGCGCTCCAGCATGAACAGCATGTCTTCCGCGCTTTTCGCGACATAGCTCAGTGCCTTGTCCGCATCCCCAGTTGGTTTGGATACATAGCGTCCAGGGTTTGCACTGAGGTACGCAATGGCTTCGTCGTAGTTGCTGAAGATAGTGCTCTCCATGCAGGCAATCCCGTGAGCTTCCAGCACAGCTTGCCCAGTCCCCCGTTCGAGTTCCCAGGCAGTGCCTTCCATATTCGGCCCGAAGATAGGGTAGCCGCGCTCCCTGTAGTGTTCAAGCTCCCGAGTGAAGCGAGCGTTGTCAGTCAGAAAGACCAAATCTGCCCACTTCATCCAGCTCTGCCAGTTCGCCACGATGTTCAACAAGCCGCGCCCGACAGGAATCTCCCCGCCTGTGCGGGTGTCCTTGGGGTACCAGATTTTGACTGCGTGCCCCTGGGCTTCGCAGCGAAGAGCGAAGTCGAGTCCTGCAGCCATTGCGTCGATGATGAGGATGTTCATAAGGTGTGCCAAAGAGAAAAGTGTGGCTGATGGGAGGGAGTATAAGTACAAGGAGGCAGGGGAGCAAGGGGGCAGCCATAGCGACCGTAGGGAGGCTAAAACAATCCCAACTGCAACAGCGGCAATCCACCCTGTAACAGTAAGAAGCAGCGACAGCTCCAGCCGCGCACGCCGCTGTGAGTGGGTTATTCGTGTGTATTACAGCATCGTAATCCGCCCCAATAACCCACTCGTGCCCGTTCCAGTCACACTACAGCTGAGCCGCCATCCCCCTCGCGCCCGTAAGTTGTATTGCCGCGCCCACCCAACTCACCCTGGTATGGTAACACCCTCACACACACTATGTCAAGTACGAAACTTGCGCCCATGTAGTACACACCATTAGTAAGCAATTCGAGCAATCGGCAGCGTTATTCCCCCGTATTACACTGCCGTAACCCGCCCTAATAATGCTCCTTCATCCTCGCTTCCTCTGCCCGCTCATCCCGTTGATGCTCCTGTGTCCGCTTCCCTTCCCTGTCAACCCGCACACCATACAGCCATGCCGTGTTCACGAAGTGTGCAATTTCTTCCTTCGACAACTTCCCACCCGTTGCCCGCACCTTCTCCACCCTCGCCAGCGTGCTCGCAACATCTGCATCCCAGTACGCGGCCATCCGCAGCCGTTCCATTTCTGCTGACTGCACCTTGAACATGAACTTCCCAGCAGCTTCTGTTATCATAACCTCAGGACTCAGGCCCAACGGCGTATTCATGTTCTTGAACCTCGAGATGGCTGACTTCACCGTGGTACCAGTCTTTGCTTCCAGTGGGTCTTTCGGCTTCGACAACTCCACAGCGTGTGGGGGTTCAACCCGCTTTAGTATTGCGTTAGCTTCTTCAATTGCCACTAAATTATCCCAGTGTCCTTTCCCGAGCTGCTCCATCACTGGCTTGAGCACAACCTCATTCTCTCGCAGGAACTTCATCCCATCCTTCTGTTTCCCAACGTAATCCGCCACGCTCCTTGCAATCGCCTGCTTACTCTCCAGCGTATGCGCTCCAGACATCAACGCACGCATTACCTTTGGGTCATTCACGGCACTTGCAATCAATTTCTCAGGCTGCTCATTCCCTGCAACCTTTGCAACCTCACTCCTATCCAGTGCCTCGCGTTGCTTCACCAGCTCCGTCCGTCGATTCAGCATCGCATCACCCATCTTCTGTGCGTCCTGGAACTTCTTCGCAGTGTCTGGAAGCTCTGACAAGGCTTGGTGATGCTGGTCAAGCCAGCGTTGGGCGGCCGCAGGGGTAAACTGCCCATCCTTCATCGCGGCTTTAGAGTAACTATCCAGCAATCCATCATGCAGTAACTCTGCCGCGCGCGGGTCATTACCGTAGATAGCGAAAAAGTCCTGCACACCTTTCTTCTTATCCCCCGCGCGCAGTATCGTCTTCGTCACAATATCCTCAGCATCCACGGCAATACCATTAGGCCTCCGCTTGGAAATCATAGCACCAGTGCCTTCCTTGAAAATCCTCGAATACCGCCCGTAGTCCCGATTAAACTGGGAGAATTTCTTACCAAGCTCACCGAACTCAGCACCATTGAATGTATCAACCTTTTGCTTCAGGTGGTCACGGAGCAGTGCAAGGTACATCGCTTTTTGGCTATCCCCAGCGCTTATTGCATCTGCCCATTCCCGATTCGTTTGCTTGTACAGGCTATGCAGCTCCTGAAAACTCCCCTCGTCCTTGCCAGGGTTTCCCTTTTCCACTTTCGTCGTGTACATGGGCTTGACAGCACCTGGCTTTGATACAGTTTCGCGAATGTACTTGTCAGCTGTTGCAGTTGGGTACTCTTTCAGCACCTTGGCAAACACAGGAGGCATGTTCTGGAAGGTTTCTTTGTCAGCCCCCACTATCTTCTGCACAACTTCCCGAGTATCCCCCATACCCACGCGGATGCCCATTCTGTCGGCCAGGGAGTATATCTCCGAAGTCTTTTTCCTGTTCACTTCTTGCGCCGCCGACTTAGCTTCCCAGTACTTAGCGCGTAATTCCTCGCCAATGGCTTCAGTATCATTCCCAGCCCGATTGAACTTTGCATCCAGGTTTCTAATATCGTCAGTCAATTTCTCTATGTGTAAGTCCAGCCCTTGTTGTTGCAATAGCAATTCGGTTTTTACTGGGCCAGTCAAATCCTGATGTGAAGGTCCAAAGGTCTTTTCCGTATATGCTTTCACAGCAGCTATATTCCGCTCCTGCACTGCGTGTGCCTGGGCATAATTGACAGCACTTTTATTCGCCACTTCCTGGGCGAGTGCCTTGAGGCCAGGGGAATTAGAGTATTGTGGCTGTGTTGGATGGAAGTTTGTAATCTTCTGCGCCAACTCAGCAGCACGTTCAGTCGCCTCTTTGCTATGTGGGGAGTTCTCCAGCGCGTGGTTAACTTCCTCAGCGATTAACTTATTCGCCTGTGCTTTCTGAGCAGCTGCAGACCTACCCCAGCCATAGCTATCTGCTGTCTTTTCCGCCTGTGCCTTTAGAGCTTTTGATGCAGCTGTGGCTCCTGCCAGTAAAGAAGGCCCCACAATACTTCCAAGGATACCACCGATGGTTTCACCTTGTTCTGGTGATAGGCCGAAGGTCGCTGCATTGTTCTTACCCCATTCCTTACCTTCCACGGCAGTCATAGCCCCGCCAGCTGTACCTAGAAGTAGCCTGCCTGCTGTCCACATCTTAGCACCTTTCGCAGCCGCCCCGACTTCACCCATCCCTGGAAGTGCCCCAGCACCCACAAAGGAAAAGAATTCCCCTGCATACTCTGTGTTTTTGCTGCTATGCCCATAGATGTCAGTTGGGGCTTTTATGTCCTTTACACCAAGGATGCCCTCCCAGCCACGCGTAACCATGCCGATACCGCCTACAGGGTCTTCGCCGTGAGGAAGGTGCAGTACCCTAAGGCCTTGATTCACTGTACTCACAGCGCCACCGCCAAACATCCCAAGAGAACCTGCCATGCCTTTCTTGAACTGGTCAAGGTTGTACATTGCGCTGCTCTCAGGTGCGTGGCGTACAGTATCTGGGTGTGCATAGTTGGAGGCGTTGAGCCGTGCCAGTATAGTAGGGTCGGTGACTTCTTTCCCATCTGCTGGTGCTGACGCACTGGCTGGTGCACTGGCTGGCGCATTCAAGCGTGAAAGTATACTTGGGTCTGTTACTTCATTACTGGTATCCATCTGCCACTCCCTTTCTCTTTCTCATAATATTCAACACCATCCATAAACTTATGCCCACTCGGAAGTATGTATACCCCAGGCGGTCCAAATGGTTTTGCCCCTGCAGGGGGCTTCACAGTGGAATGGGGAGTTGGTTTTGTACCTGCGGGTGCAGAATCCTCCTGCGGCTTTGCCCGATTAAAGTCACCTTGTATCATTACATCTTCAGGGTCAAGCCCGTACTGTTTCGCATGAGCTCTTTGACTATCTTCCAGCTTTTGCAGTTGTGGGTCTATTAACGTTCTCTCAGTTTCATCCACCATGCGGAGTAAACCTGCACGGTCATCATCTCGGAACTTCCCAGATAATTGCTTGCTGAGTACGCCAGATATGCGTGATGCTATGTCACCGAAGGTTTTATTGTCAGCATAGAATTTGTTAGTTGCAATCCCCCTAGGCCCTTTGAATATACCACCTAAGATTTGTCGAATTTGCTGGTCGGAGCGGGGGTCATCCTGAGCTAGTAATGACCTCACTGTGTCAAGGTTCTCACGGTCTGCAAGTATCGGCTTCGCCACAGCTTGCAGCTTGGTATTTAAGACTTCGGTCTCTCTGAAGTTCGTAGCATCTCTCCGAGCATCAACAGCATCACGGTGAGCCTCCGCCCTGGCAGCCTGGTCAGATGCTCGCATTTGCATAGTCAGCTGACGGTAAGCAGCCATTTCCCTATCCCGAGCCCTCTGCTCCTCAAGTCTGGCAGCGGCCTCCGCAGATTTCTCATCCCGTGCAGCTTTCAAGTCCTTCTCCTTCTGCACGAACGCCGCCTGTTGTGCTGCCGTCATTGAGGAAGTTACTTGCCCAGTTGCCCAAGCGTCGTACCCAGGAGTATTTGGCTTTGGAATCAGGGCAGCGTCACCACCACCAGTCAAGTAGGCCTTTTCAAGTGCCGCCGCAGTTTCTGGCGATTTGTTAGCGGCATAGTTCAACGCAGCCGTTGCAGTCTTTTCCTGCAGTTGCTTTTGTGCTTCAATGTTATCCGATTTCTTCTGACGTGAGGCCGCTTCGGTTTGATTTGCCATTTGCATCATGTGGGAAGCATCTTCCAGCTTCCCCTCCCGCATAAGCTTGGAAAACTCATTCTGATAAATTGCAGTTGTTTTATCCAAGTCACCTGCAGCAGACGCATCAGCCTTAAACTGCGCAGATAAGTCTTGCCCAATTTCAGCCTTTGTTGCAAGTTGCTGCTGTTGCAGTTGCATGTTGAAGGCGTTCATTTGGAGTTGCTGTTTCCCTAGTTCCAGTTGCTGTTGCTTTGCATCGTATTGCTGCTTGTAGTCTATGATGTAACCAGCTTGCTGGCCAAGGCCTTGGAGGAATCCGCTTATCGCCATGATTTAGAATCCTTCTCCTGGCCACTGGGCAGCAAGCATAGCGGACTGCTCTGAGCCATACCCGCCTGTGCTTGATGCTGTGTACCCAGAACCACCAATACCAGTGTCGAATCCAGTTGGGTTGAATAAGGTTCCTGTTGAGCCAGAACCAGTTTGCCCAAATAGACCTCCAACAGCTGACCCAACTGCGTTCCCCAGTGCAGTTGCCCCGCCTTGCTGTTGCTGCCCTGCTTGGCTAAGTATCTGCCCAGCTGCTGCAGGACTTCCGATGTTAGCACCTGCAAGTTGTGACAAGCGGGAAAACTGATTCGCATATTCATTCGATGCCTGACCTTGACCGTACATTGCACCAGCAGCTATTGCATTTCCACTCCCTGCCATACCACCAGCCGCAAGCGCACGTTCCTGACCGACCAATCCTTGGTTATAGCGGAAAGCATACGAAGGGTCTTGCACATTCATTGCATGGCCAGGTTGCATCATGTTGTTAAGTTGTGTTTGGTACTGCCCACGCTGGGAAGCAAAAGGGTCAGATGCTGCGGCCGCTCCTTGTGCCCCAGTTGGGCTGCCAGGGCTTGGGGCAAATATGCTGCTAACTGCACTGCCAACAACTGCTGTGGCAACTGCAGGGATAATGTCAGCTACAAAAGGCATTATGCTACTCCTTTATCAGTGCGAATACATATTATCGCGGTTATTCGGTCAAAGTCACTATTGTTAGTAACCCAATGCTTTACTTGGTTACTAAACCAGTACACATCCCCAGGTGCTGCCGCAAAGCCGCCCTCCTCAAACTCGAAGGACTGTCCAGGTGCGCTTTCAAGTTGCACCGCGTACTTGTCGTAGTAAGCTGC